ATATAGTTATTGCCAAAGGGACTTTTTTTTGGACGGCAATCTCAATAGCAAACGAGGGTACGCAAAGAGCACTTTGTCGATTTGGCTCTAAGTCACTTTTCTGGACAAAGTTGGACCGACCTCTGTGTTTGTTACACAAAAGCGCTAAAAAGAACGCAAAAGGTAGCGCCCTGGGCGAGCGGAACGGAGCCGTGTTTGGGGATGTTAGCGCTGGAGGGCCGATTTAGCTAACTCCTTTACTTTACGACGTTTGTCAAAGTAGGGCTCCAAGATAAGAGCGTGGAAGTACATACATCCCATAAATACCCCAAAGCAAATGCATATGACTGAGATCGGATCCATCGCGGCGCGTTATAACAAGCGAAAATAGAATTTTCAAATTTCGAAAATCCACATGTTAGCGTCCAGCGGCGACATCTGCAATAGCTTGCTTTGTGATAGCCATTATCGGCGCAGCATCAATTCCCGCTTGGTTTGGGTTGTCTTTATAACGTTCGGCCGCGTCGCGAAGTGCGGCGTATAGCGCGTCGTAGTGCGGCCCACCCTGCGCACATGGCAATTTCTTGAGAGCCTCGTGGACGCGGTTTGGTTCAACTTGAGGGTGTAGCATTTCTTCTTGGTGGGCGCAGTTTGGTTCAGCTGGGAGCGGGCGCATTTCTTCTTGATAAACGTGTAGAAAGTTAATTGGTTCGCGATTTTCCGCGCCCCAATAGAATGCCGCACTTTTGCAGGTAAAGGTTTGCACGCAGCATTGCATTATTGGCTTTGGTGGTTCTTCGGATTCGCCTTCAAGAATATTCTTTGCAACTACGTATCGCATTTGGCAGCCAATACAAATGAAGTAGCGAACCCCGCCGAGTGTTGCCACAATGTACCAGCTATCGCCGAAGTTCCTTGCAGCTTTCAAGTCTTCTTCATATTTGTCAATTTCAGCCGTTGTCTTACATATGGCACAGATAGTATCAGCCTTTGTAACCACTCGTTTGTCGCATTGACTGCACTTGGGCGTTAACCCAAGTAGGTACGCAACTCGATCTGCTTTGTTCATGGCAGTATATAACCCAAAATAGAATTTTCGAAAATTCGAAATTATCGGTGGAGGATAATATAGCAATGCTTGACGATCGGCGTCCCGGATTCGGCGAGCTTGGCCATCTCTTCATCCGCCTTTGCCATTACCTCTTCGCTCGTCGGACCAGATATCTCAATCCGGGTCAACTGAACCGTGGGGCCGCGGTTCACGACATTTAATGTCTCCTGGAGTGTCCACCCAACGACACTATCAACAAGCTTGTCAGCTTCGGCGTTCGGCATGGTATAATATGACTTCAAACTTTTCATTTTTCCATAAAATACAGTCATGTCCGACGCGTACACATGCCAGAGCTGCGCGGGCAGATTCTGGGGTAAGGTAGGTGATTTTCAATGCAATTATCCACACTGCAAAGGGAAAGTCGGGGTGGCGCGATGTGAGGGCTGCGATCATCAGTTTAAGCAACGAGATAAGGAAATAATTTGCGAACCATGCGAAGAGGCGATATTACCCGAGATAGTATCCCAGCATTACGACAAAACACCCGAAAGGAACGTCGTATCGCAGTTACTGCCACCAGTGCTTGTGAGTATTGTGTTGACCTATGTAAAACCGTCCGAGCGAGATTCGGGGATCGATTTGGTGAAGCTGAAAACGATAGCTCCTGAACTGTTCTTTACTGAATCAGGACCGCGAGTGAAGACAACCGTGGTTGAAGGTCGGCGAAGACACTGGATCACATTCAACGACAGAAGATACGAGCTGGTTCTAGAGCCATTGAACAACATGTCACTCAAGGAGCTTATGACAAACTCCGCATTCGCGCACGTGATCAAAGACATCGACAAAATCGCATGGGTCTGCAATGGTGATTCCGTTGAGCTATCTCAGAGAAAAGCCACATTCAGGCTAATTTGCTGATGTGAAAGGTGCACACGCTATGCAGTGGGTCATCGGACCGGATGCAGCGGCGGCAGGTTGGCGCGACATGACGTCGAGGCGTGAGCGGCTTGACCGCACGGCTGTTTATCGCTGTTGCGCGCCGAGGCGGTATCGGGATAGGATCTGAGCGAAACAACGGTTCCGTCTCCGTTCTGTCAAATTCTGGTTGCTCAACTTCTTTTTTGTCTTCATCAAAGTCGATCAAGTCCCAGCCGTCCATCTGAGCGTATTATGCTGCGCAAAGTTACGGCCCATTCCGGAAATGCGTGCAGACCACCAACTGCGTCATATCACATGTCGAAAGAGCTGCACCCCATTGCGCTGTAAAGTCGAGTGTGTTCAGGATGGTTCCATCGAACGCCGCACTCCCATTAGCGACAGCGTAGGACAGACCGCTCAGCACCGCTTCGGAGTTAGCCAAGATTAGTGACCCAGGTCTTACAGTTAGGTAGCCAGAGAACCGAATACTTGCTACAACACCGCCACCAATTGTGATAGCCTGTGTGTGAAGCAAGACGCCTCCCTGCTTATTGATTCTCATCGTAAGGGTGTCACCACCTACACAGTTGACATTCATAAAGCAGTCAAAGCTGATTGACGAACCAACCGGCATAAGCGGTTGAAAGACAAGATCCCCGACAGCGTTAGTTAAGTCGATAAGGGAAGTTTCCACGACCGTTAAGCTGCATGAAACATCGGCATAGCTTGAGTACTTATCCACGGAGACCGGAGAGTTGCGGACGCGGATATCGTCGCTAACCGCCTTGATGGCATATGGGCGAGCCACCGTATACGAGACTCCAGGATTGGCAGTCATACCCATAACGAACCGATTGTGTACCGGAATGTAAAGAATCATGGAATAGGCCATGTTGTTTGTCGTGGCACCATCCAAAGATGCATTCACAAACCCATCAGCGGGGTTCGAGGCGGTGTAGTTCGAATAGACAGCAGTCCCCGTTGGCTTAGTGGCGAGGTAGTACCGGTTTATGCCGTTTCCGGCCCAGGTTAGTCCAACAAATCCAAGCGCCGTCGTGATGATTACACCGAGGTTTGTCCACACAATTCCGTCGGGGCTTGTGAACCCATAGCCGTTGACGCTGTCGATCACGAGAAATTCAGATCGTTCTTGCGACCAAGCAGCACACGTTGCCGCGGCAGCGATAGGGGCCGCGACCCATGTCATCCCATCTGTGGAATAGGCCACAGCCGCGAGGGACTCAGCGACGGCGATAATGGTATTCCCGCTCTGCGCGAACTCGATGTAGTTACCTAGACCTGTGAAGTCCGGTGTTGCCCTAGGCGTCCATACAATTCCGTCAGGACTTGTGGCGATCCAGTGCCCCGCGTCGACGCTCATCCCTGTAACGAATAGACCGTTAAAGAATGGAATGCTTAGACTAATGCCGGGACCCGGTGGAGCCGCCTGTTGGGTGAAATTTTGCCCATCCGCAGAGATGTAGGCGTTGGCGGTATAGTCTTCTATGCCAACCCATGCCACCCCGCTTGAACCGGTGTGGACTCCTCTTGCTGGAGGAACGTCATAGACTACAGGAGCGAAAGTGACGCCCCCATCCATCGAGATCTTTGCGCCTGGCGTCGGGTTGTACGAGCTGGCGTAGAGATAGTCATTTTTTGCATCATACGCGAGAAATGAGCCATCTTGCCCGAACGCAACTGAAGGTGTCCACAGATCTCGCTGACCCGCTGGAGCAAGTGATTCGAGCTGGTTTACTACCCCGTCGAGCTGCTCGACGGTGACAAATGCGCCACAGTTCCCAGTCGTCAGAAATGTGGAAGTTAGCCCAAGCGGGTCTGTCGATTTCAGGTCGGTACCGGTACTGAAGAAGCTAACGGACCCGATCGGCGGATTTGGCACCGACCCAGTATCGGTCAACGATAAGACAGCTGTTTTGACCTCAACAGCGTCAATAACATCGAACACGGCATCTCCACTGGTGACGCTTTTTGCGACAATGGTCAACCATGGCTTCGTTGCGGGTGTCCCCGACGTGAACTCTTTGAGGTCCATGGCACGCAAGAGCAAGTATGCTTGCACGGAAATAAAATCGGCCGATCTTTTCCGGCTATGATACCCGCACTCGGATGTCGGCTTCACAGATTCACGACATGCTGCAGCGACAGATAGTCGCTGAGGGCGGATGTGGCGAGGGCTACGGCCTGCAAGGCGGCTACAGCGATATGGGTGAATACGGCGGCGCGCGTCGTAGAGCCAAAAAGGCGTTCCCCGAAGATGCAAAAGCCGGACTATGTGCATACCGCCTATTCCAAGCTCAACATAAAGGTCTCACGCGAGAGGAGATGTCCGCCAAATGGGCGAGACACAAAGCAAAGAAAGGCAGCGGGCTGACCGCAGGAAGACTTTCTGGCGGATGTGCATACTGCGGCGGCGAAGGTGGTTGCATCTGCGGAAGCGCCATGAGTGGAGAAGCTGGTGAGTTTGGCGCTGATGTTGATGGGCTTTGCCTCTATCGAAAATTCGCCGCGGAGCACAAGGGCGTCGGACGCAAGGTGCTGAACGAGGGATGGCGAGGAGCGAAAAAGGGATATTTCGAGCGCCATCCGGGAGAGATTGGACCGTCTGGCGGATATGGCTCAGAGTCCGATGACATGGAGGGTGGTTTTCTGGGTCAACAAAAAGTGTTCCAAAAGATCAGGAACTTCCACCCGAAAGCAACTCGCGCCGAGTTGTCTAGGTTCTTCGAGAACGCTCGCAAAGCATTCTACAAGAAGCACGGCAAAAAGGCTCCGAGACGACGCCGCACAAAGGCGTCTGGTCGGACACGAGATCTTGGAGGCAAACCGCTGGAGGAGCTAATCATGCAGTGCGTACGACACGCGCAAAAGAGCGGAGTAGTTCCAGAGGCGCTCGTGACAAAGGTACTCGCCCACCCAAGTCTTACCAAATCTCACGCTAAGGTTGTCAAAGATCTTTCCAAAGGTCTGGCGCAACCGGGGGTAATAGCTGCCCTCGATGAGGTCGCAGAGTCTATCAAAGAGGAGATGAAGCATGAAGGGAAACCCCCAAAGCTGATCCCTCTTGGTGCTCCTCCTGGGATGGCGAAAGCAGCGGTGAAACATGCCGCAACAACGCTACAGCAATCGCCAGCCGGCAAATCTAATGCGGCAGCGGCAGCCGAGATTATCAAGGCCGCAAAATCTGCGGCTATTGAGGAACCATCATGCGACCCGAATAGCGATTCCGCGAGCCCAATTGCGCAGCTGATATGCCAAAGAGCCCACGCAAGATATGCGGCTCAACATCCGCCACCAGTTGGAAATCCGGCCAGCGCTCTTGCAGCTGCGGTTGCAGAAGCTGGCGGTCCTGACGCCCTATTGGCAGAGCTGGGCGAGCCCGTGTATGGATTGGAGGATGTGTACGAAGAAGGCGCAGGGCTCATGGGTGGCCGCCGAATGACCGCCGCACAAAAGAGAGCATTCATCCGCAAGTGTATGCGGAGCTAGGCGCGATTTGGATAATCCAAAAGTTTTATTTTCGGAAATCATAACCGAAACTCCGGACAGACACTATGATTTCGACCGGGAAGGCAGGTAGAGCTGTTGCCGTAGTATTTGGCGGCGCCCACGATGGTGTTGTTGTCAAAATCGCCTCCGAGACCGACGCGCCCGAGGTGCCGAAGCGGCCAATGCATGAGGTGCTTGACGAACAGGACTTCTTGCTGAGCCTTGGTAAGGTCAAAAAATTAACTCTGCTGCAGCAGCTAAAGATCGAAATGGCAATGGAGGCAGCGGGCGAGCTTGAGGACGATGAAGAAGACGAGGACGAAAAAGCGCCCACCGGGGCAATAGGGCGCCGCGTTATGGCAACCTACCGAACGAAGTCCAGGTCAGAATATCGTCTCGATGACGGAAAAATGATCGTTCTACCATCGCGCGAACCTGAACGCGTCTTTGTTGCGGGCAAGTCCGGCGCCGGTAAATCATTCTTCACAGCAAGCTACATGCGGGAGTACTCCGAGATGTTCCCAAACCGACGGATTTTTCTATTCAGCACGCATAGCGAGGAGAAAGCATACTCGAGCATCGAGCATGAGGCGATTCCGCTCGATGAGCAGTTTATTCAGAACCCGCCGACCCTCGAGCAGCTTGGCGGTTCGCTCGATGACGAGGGTGGTCCAGCTGGGTCGCTATGCGTGTTCGACGATTGCGACAATCTGCAGGACAAACGCTTCATGCAAAAAGCAGTCGACGCCGTCAATGCCGATCTAATCTCTAATGGGCGGAAATACAACATCCACGTTGTGTCACTGAATCATCAGCTCATGGAGCACTCCAGGACGCGCAATCAGCTGAACGAGGCGAACCGAGTTGTGTTCTTCCCGCAGGGTTCGCCGTACCATAATCAGCGATACTTAAAGGTGTATGCCGGTCTAGACGGGAAGTGGGTCAAAAAGATACTGGAAGAGCGGTCCAGATGGATCTGCCTCGATTTGCGAGTACCGGTCTCGTACGTAACCGAAAACGCTGTTGTTATTATTCGAAGCATCGAAATCGACGCTAGTGAACAACAATCTGCAGCACAAAGGAAACTAGATGCACGCAAACTTGAGGAAGAGAGTCAAACAGAGCTAGCGCGCAAAGCTGATGAAATACGTCGGGTTATTCACGAGCGACGGCGGGCATAATAAGCAGTGTCGCTTCATCAAGGGAGACCCCATAGTCGGCAGCGAGATCGCCCATCCGTTCCGCAAATTGCTCCGTTGTTAGCCGCTTATTTTTGCATCTCGCGACTACCCACCGCCCACAGGTAGCAATCTTCGGTGATGGGCTCTGCAACTTGAATTCATTGTAGTTGACATCCCTACCATCGCGCGCAAGCAAGCGGACAAGGTGTGGCGCCGTTGCGTGGAACGCCTCGCGGTACTTTTTTGGTATCCACTTCAGCTCCGCGTCTGGTTTGAGCCCGTAACTGTCGAAATGCTCTATTCCTTGTGGGGTTTCGAGTACCGCGACCCAATGCCCGTAGCCAGGTTCTGTCTCGTACAGCAGCGCGATGGGGAGCTTGGGGAGGTCGCGGAGCTCCGCGAGCTCTTTGTACATCCACACCGATATCCCAGGGCATGCACGCACGATTTCCGAGTCGGATGTGGATATTTCTGTCATAGGATTTCCACCAAACGAGAATTCTTATACGGCGCATTTATACTTGCGCGATGCTGAGAGTAAACCCGCAACATGCAACAGCCAACCTCGTATACTACAATGCCGCCCTCTTTGCTCCCAGCGACGGGAAGATCGTTGAGGCCGCTATCTCCGATACTAGGTCAGAGCCAATCGTTGGCAGACCGGAGGACTTCGAGTGCAGCATCATCCGTTTTGATATCAGCGCAAGTCTATTGCCGCCGATTGTTGTACCGATGCCGCAACCTCCTCTTCTAGGTACAACACCGTCAAATTTGCTCGCCACGCTATCGTACCTCGGTGTTGACTATCAAGAACCCCTATTGTTTGCAGTGGCTAGCGTGGAGACCAGTGGGTTTGTTTACGCCATCGACGAACTTATCAATAGCCTCAATTTCGCGTTTGGTCTTGCTTACGTGAATCTCATTGCCGCGGTCGGCGCTATTGCTGGTATAACAAACGCGCCTGTGTTCGCGTTTGATCCGGTGACCCAGTTAATATCGCTGTACCTCGAAACAGCCTGGGCGGGTAGCGGTGTCACTATCTGGACCAATAGCCAGCTATATCAATACATAGTGTCGTTCCTCGCGAATTTCTCCGGGTACAACAACCTGAATGGTAAAGACTTTGAACTACGAGAGTACACAATCTCGGCAAAGCTCCTGCCCGCGCCGGGCGCGCGCGTCGGATACCCATCATTGTTGAACGCAATCGCAAATCCGCTGATACAACTATCACAAACTGCGCCAAGTCTCGGCAGCATGAATGGCGTGCGGAGCATCTACATCACTACCAGCATGCCAATCGACTCGGAAGCGCTCCCAACGTCAATCACGCCCGGGCAAAGTGCAAACAATAGCACGAACAAGGACAAAATAATGAGCGACTTTCTTATCGCTACGGAGCCAGCAACAAACCCAGTTCAGGACCGCATTTCTGTGTCCTACCTCCCGCAGGCGGAATACCGCATGATCCAGATGCGTGGCACACAACCGCTGTACCTTATTGACCTCAAGTGGTGGTATACGCTCCAGGATGGAACCAAGAGAGAGATGTTAATTCCGCCCGGCGGGTCGGCCAATGCAAAATTGCTGTTTCGACGCAAGCGTGCCGAAGACCTTCTTTCGCATTAACGTAAATTTCGAATTACAATTCGAAAGACTTTTTTCGGTGCCTTACCATACCTCGGCGCGCCATGTCACTCGCTCTCGATGACGGTAAGGGATTGACCGTGCAGCGAGTCATTGACCCGCGAACTAACGCTAACTCGCCAAGCGATCGGATCTACAACGTGTTTGAGGGAGCTGCCGATATCTCCTACCAACAGTTGAGCCAGGACGGTGGAGTCAGCAACACATCGCTCACGTTCACGTTGAACCCTCCTAGCCCCGCAGTGTTCGGAAATCGTCGCGTGATGGTCGAGCTGAGCAGCGACCAAACATTTGTCGGTACCTCTGCCGGGGTCGGTATTCCACTTCTGCAGTGCGCTGGGCTCTCTGCCGCGCCAGGAATCAATCCTGGGCTGCAGTTCTACGATGCGCCACGCGCATACCCTCTCGCGAAAGCGTGCACAACCGTGTCATTCTCGCTGGGGAATGATCGACTCGCGCAGAATCTTGGCGTCTACTGGGCCGGGATGAACCGCTACAACGTCGACAATGAGACTCAGGACTTGTGGCACAGCATGACACCCGATATGCTCGACCAGAGTCAGTCGTATGCGGACCTGAACGGTTTTGCCCGGGATCCTCTCCGTGGGTATGGCGATAATGCGCTTCTCTGCCCCCGTGGTGGCTTTGTTGACTCACAGGTAATCCGAAACGACTCCACCGGGGCTCCGGGCGATATTGCAGTAGTCCGATCGACATACCGTGAGATGCTCGACCTTAGCCCATTTCTATTCGAGAAAGGTCGCCAAGATGTCGGGCTCATTGGTATCCAAAACCAGTCAATGACGCTCGTACTGGGCGGAAAAGGAAACAGCACGCTGTCCGGACTCGCTGGAAGCTTCTGGTCACATTCCCCGCTTGGAAGCGTACTCACGGCATCCACAGTTAACATCACAGCTGCGAAGGTGTACGTCTCCTACTTGACCCCCGACGCTGTGATGCAAATTCCCCGCAGCATGAACTACAACTACCACGAGATCACGTACCTACCGACATCACAAAACACCGTGATCGCTCCCGGTGGTGCGTTCAACATCACCCAGAATAACATCCAACTCAACTCGATCCCGAGTCGAATTATGTTCTGGGTTGGTCCTCAAGATGCGGTGTTCAACATGTCTAGCACCGACACTGCGTGGGGAATCACCAACGTCAATATTAGCTTCGACAACCGCGATAGTTTGCTGTCCAACGCGTCACAACTCGACCTATACCAGATCTGTGTCAAGAACAAGACTAATCTGAGCTGGAGGCAGTTCACTCGCGACGTGGGGTCCTACATCGCCCTCGACTTTGGCGAGGATATCCCACTCCGCTCCGGAGTGCAGGCGCCTGGCCTTCGCGGGACGTTCAACCTCCGTTTGACCGTGCAGGGGACAAATATCTCCGCGGTCGGTAACATGCCGACGCTCAACCTGATCACCATCACAGAGGGTGTCATGTCCATCGTGGACCAGACTGTCGTCCGCAATATTGGTGTGCTCACCAAGCAAGACGTGCTGAACAGCCGCAGCGAGCGCGGCATTACCTACCACGCGAACGGGTCCGCCTACGGTGGCGCCTGGTACGACGATGTCTGGTCGTGGGTGAAGCGGCTCGGCCGCCCCGCGATCAACGTCGCGAAAGCTGTGCTGCCCGGCAACCCATACGTCGAAGCGATTGACCGTGGAGCTCAGGCGGTTGGCGTTGGGCTCTCTGGCGGTCGCAAGTTAACGCGCAAGGAACTTGCAGTGCTCCAGCACCGCGCGGCGATGGCGTGAGAAATAAATTCGCGCCAAATATTATCCGACTAGATACCTCGCCCGTTCTGCGATGGACCTCAAAGAATGGAATGATGGGGCGGGCGCGCCCCAGACAAAGCCATGGCTCAACCCTGTCGCCTTCACGATTGAGGTACAGGACGCGACCGTCCGCGGTCGCGCGACGCAAGAAGCCGGCCACCCTACCCCATATGGGCTGTGGGCGTCGCTCGGGGACTTCCCGCTATCAGCATCGGGAGTATCAACGTATGCCATGGGGACATACGTCGGACCATCTATCATCCCAGGCACAAGCCTCTACCCTGGTCACACGACGCGAATCAAGGTCGCTGGCTCTATCGTAACTGGCGCCGCGAGCAACATCGTGATTTCGATCCGAAATCTTGCGGGTACCTACACCTATGCCAGCGTTACGCTGGCGGTCGGTGGAGCTACCGCAGCAACGCCGTTTGAGGCGGAATTCGACATCCAGGTCAACGCGACTGGCGGGCTTGGTGTTGGAAAGCTTCGATCAACCGGTCGGGCGGTCCTAGGTGCCGCCGTGGTCGCTGGCACCTTCAACATCACTGACAATTCCGGGTTCGACTCGACGGGTGGTGTCGACTACAGCCTGTATTTGAGCCAAAGCAGCTCAACGGGTACGAACACCGTCACTCGAACTCTTGGTGTCGCTACTGTCTTGTACTAGCGAAAAAGGGCAATAAAACCGAACCAGAACTATTCAGGTTCGGAAACGGGATCTATTGCGGTGGGACCGGCGGCGATTCTCCGCTTGTCCGGCGGCGGTTGGCACTTTGTGCAGCTCGGGCGATTGTGCTTTGAGCTAACAACCTTACCGCAGCCCGACGCGCACATAACATAAGCTATGCTATGCTGGTGCCTCCTACATAGAACTCCCCCTCTTACACCAGGCTCACCGCACACGGCGGCGTTGCGTTTCAGGTACTCGCACGTTGGCATTGCGTATGGATAGTAATTATTTTTCGGAAATTCTAATTTAGCAGCTTAGCATAGTGTCCGCTAATTTAGAGGTCACGCTAGTACGAGCATAAACCGGCGCCGATTATCCGCGCCAGTATAGCAAGCAGCGATGAGCTACCTCCGAGATCGGGATGAACCGGCCGTAGACTTCCGCGAAAGGATCAAAAATGCTTGGGAGAGGTATGTTGATGTGTGGCCGGAATTTCGCACCCGTGGAAGGCGAGTTCCGGCGAATGTCGAGCGTGTTACGCAATACGCGATGGCGCTCGACACGTTAGCGGAATTTGGCGTTGTTCCGCGTCGCGAGCAGAGATTGATGTATGGAGTCCGTGAAGGTGACTTCAAGGGTGTTGAGGGAAAGAAAACAAAGCGCTCCAAGAAGCGCAAGCGCGGTGGGGCTGTCTGGATACGCTACGCTAGGACTGATTACGGTGAGCGTGAGTATCAGCGATTGGCGGTTGGTGGGTGGACGCCAGAAAAGATTGCCGATTGGCTCGCTAGAGCTTATATGGATATCTTGCCGACGCTGCCAAGACGGGTCGTTGGTAGGACCTATCTTCAGGTCGGATATCAGATTTCTGATGAGTTTGGAGGGTCGTTTAAGGCTGGCACGCGGAGTCGGACATTTCCGGTTGACTCTACTTATGAGACGCTGCTTCCGAAGTTCTTTCAGCTTTCGGTGGAAGCTTTGAGGGGTACCGGCAGCGACGTTGATATCGATGTTAATAATATCGATCCTGACCCGGATTGGGTTGTTGTCACGTACCTACCTCCGATTGTTGGTGGGGCGCGTGCCAAGGCAACGCCGCCCAGAAAGCTTGATGATGGTACGATTGTTCGCGATTATGAGTGCAGCGCTGGGACGTGCCTCGTCGCGGTTGCGAATCATATGGGTGGCAATGAGATACCGCGACCCCTAAAATGGTGTCGGGAGCAGCCCGACTTTGACCGAGTGAACGGGCTGCCAATGTCCGCGCTTAACGCGATAGAAGCAATCACCGGTGTTACACTACCGGTGGTTGATATAGTGACTCACGAATTGCTCCGCGCGGCGACGCCAGGTATGAATGAAGGTATCGGTGAGGCTATCGGTTATGATGCCGAAATGAAGCACTTTACCCATATCATCTCATTCGCGCCTGATAGCACTATCGAAAGCACACTATATAAGCTAAATGGGATGTCGTATACACTCAAGGAACTAATCGCGTTAAGACAGAGTATGATGGACGCGTGGAAACAAAAATGGGGGAGGAAAGGGAGCGGCGGCGGTGGGTTTGACGCGAGCTACAAACAAGATATCTCGGCTATTACTCAGCTGATCAACAAAGCCAAAAAGAAGGATGAGCCGGTTAAAGATCGACGATCGCTGCTAATCTGCTATGACTATGAGACCGTGTATGGTCGCACTGGCGAAACAAAACCATACTGCCTATCGTGGTGCTGCCTTAACATGATGGCTGACGATCCACTTGCCGACCTGCCAAAAACGATGGTGCAGTTCGATCAGAAAGTCAAGTGCGCGATGGCAGGCCTCATTGTCAGCGAACATTGCACTCTTGGCTTTCTCGAGTGGTTAACGACCTCAGAATATGTCAAGAGCTTCAACCACGTCATTCTCGAGGCATTCAACGGGTCGCGCTTCGATGCGTCATTCGTTGCTGAGCTCGCCCACTCGCGGAATAAGCTGCTGCCAAATTCTCTGCTGGTTGTTGGTGGGGGTATCCTCAAAGGGTGTCTGAGCGGCGGATTTCAGTTCCACGACATCTCGCGATTCCTCTGCGGCAGTCTCGCGTACAACTGCAAAGCGTTCGGGGTCGAACGAGCAAAGGTGGGCGGGTTCAGCCACGCCGACTCGCAGGCAGCGGAAAACGCTGGCACTCTCAAAGAATGGTGCTGCGCTAACTCGAAAACGCTCCGCGAGTATTCAGCGTTCGATGTTCTCGCGCTCGCTGAATTGTCATGGAAGTCCTACAAGGCATTCCGCGAGTGCCCTGGTGAGCCCGATATGTTTGCCCACCCAACAATCGCGTCCATGGCGTACAAGACGCTAAAATCGGAGCTCAAGAAACGAGATCAAGCGCTGCCAACCCCACCGCAGACCCTTGAGGATGAGCAACTTATGCGCGGGGCGATGTACGCCGGTCGCACGCAGATGATGCGCGGACGTGGGACTGTCAAAGGGAAGCTGTACATGTACGACATCGCAAGCAGCTACCCATACACTATGCTCAACGACCAATACCCATCCGGCGAATACACGCGGACCGACTGCGAGGTAGTCGGCAAGATGGGTATCTATCGCTGCCATATCCGTTCGCAGCTCGATGGCGTTAACGAAGATCGCCCGAATGTCACTGTAGTTCCGCTTCGTGATACTGACGGCGAAAAGCCTCTCGACTGGACCCACTCAGGAGAGCTCGAAGCAACCATCACCAGTGTCGATATCGAAGAAATCCGCGCCACTGGCAACATCGTGGATGTCGGGGAGGGTGTATATTGGGAGGACTCCACGCTCGAAAACTTTCGGCCGGTGCTAACCGGATTAGAGGCAATCAAAGGCAACCAAGATCGTTTCAAGCGAGAAGCATCGCTGCAATACAATCCAGCGCTACGCGAGGCCTCCAAACTGTTCATGAACAGCTTAAGTGGTAAGGTAGCGCAACGTATGAAGCGCAAGGTGACGGTGTTGTCGTCCGACTATGCTACCACCTCCGACACGCTTGATAAGCTAAAGGAGAGCAGCGTCAATCTGTCGATATTCGGCAAATCAATGCTGATAACCGGCACAAAAGTTGAGCCGTTCAACCCGAAAAACGCGTCACCATGCTTCCTAGCATGCTTCATCTATGCGTATGCCCGGCGTCGGCTCCGCTCGGCGCTGCTGTGCGGTGCGTGGTATTGCGATACCGATAGCGCGCTATTCGATGAAGAGGGCGCCAGGCGCTTCCGCGAAAAGTATCCACACTGGCTTACGCCTGAAGGTCAAGACAAGAAGTTCGGCGAGTGGGAAGAGGAGCTGGGCCAGGATGGCACAAAAGAATTTGAATGCTATATGGTTCAACCAAAGAACTATGCAATCTTTGGAAGTGGCGCCCCAAAAATACGATCCAAGGGTGTAGGCGGTCGCGATGTTGTTATCACCTACGGTCAAGCTATCAAGGTTATGGCGATGGATGAAGCCGCTAGAGGTGAGTTCTGCGAAAAGAACAAAAATCACACAATCAAGACTCCTGCAGTGGCGGAGCTGGTTTATCAAGCTGGCGTGAGAAGCGAGCCAATTTATGCGCTGTGCATGCAGTTCCACCGCGAGTGTGGTGCCGGGACGGAAACGAGTGATCAGAGCTTGGGAGGGCTCTTTAGCTTGCGTCAGTCCTATACCATTAAGCAGGTTGGAGGAACCGCAACCGATAAATCTGAGTGGGAGTCACTCAAACAGCTGAAATAAGTAGCAACAATGGGAGGTTTTTGGGTTGAGGGTAGATTTCGGATTTTTTCCGGACTATTTATACCAATGTGCGCAAGGCCAGAAAATAAGGACTTCATCTATCTAGATGAGGCCAAACAGTTGTTGCGGGCCACTCACTACACGCTATCCGGCGCTCGGATCCGATTCAGTTTACCGCGCGGTGCGGCGACAGAGTGTTGGTGTAAAAAAGAGCGTGGTGTAGGGCGAATAATGGTCAGAAAAGACTACATCGCTGTATCAATGGAAGCTCAAGGGCTACCGGCTTTTGTAGGTTTTTCAATGCCCGAACATAATTCAACCATAATCTGAAAATCTTGGGAGGGTAGATTTCGGAATTTTGAAAATTCTATTTTTGGGTGTTATACCATGCTACGATGTGTCAGCTCTGTACTGCGGGATATGTCGCGGGAAAAGATTACGAAATCGATACCGGATCTATCATTGGAGTACTTTTCTTGTTTTGCGGGTGGATATGCTTATTCGTACTTGTCTATGTCCAAACAGCAACACATTACGATTCAAGCGGGAAACCATGGTGTCGAATGTGAGGCCCTCCAGCGCTAACATCCCCAAACACGGCTCCGTTCCGCTCGCCCAGGGCGCTACCTTTTGCGTTCTTTTTAGCGCTTTTGTGTAACAAACACAGAGG